ACACCAGCGGGCGAATACGGTGTGGAACCATCCCAAACAGAAATGTTTACGACAACGCCGTCAGCGTTCAATTCTAGATATCTCATCCGAACACCCATATCTTGATTTGTGCGTTGCCGCCATTACCGCCTGCACCTGAGTCGAAACCGTTTGCTGAACTGCCACCGCCGCCACCACCACCACCAATGTTGCCACCGTTGCCACCATTGCCACCAGTAACAGTTGTTCCTCGTGCGCCACCACCACCGCCTTGTGATGTTCCACCGTCAGATCCGTTCGCGCCTGCGGTAGCACCACCAGCACCGCCACCGCCTTGTGTTGGGGTGTTCGTGTTGACGGTAAGACTGAGAGGTGCATCGGATTCAGAACTGCCACCAGCAAAACCTGCGATCGCTGCAACCCCACCGCCACCGCCACCGCCGCCACCACGCCAACCCTTAAAACCTTCTGCTGATGCGGAACCACTACCCAAACTTTGGGATAGAACCAAACCACCTGAATATCCAGAACCACCAGCATTTCTCAAACCTGGTGCGCCACCAACAAAATAGAATGATCCGAAACGAGACGAACCACCCCTATCACCACGCAAACCACTTGTGGAGTCCGTAGTGATTGAAGCACCACCAGCACCACCAGCACCGACAGTCACTGTCACAGATGCCCCGACACCGCCGAGTTCTGAAACGGGTACAGATATGCGTTCCCACGCACCACCAGCACCACCAGCAGCAGGGAGAAAGCCTGTGGTTCTACGATCTCCCGAGGCACCGCCACCGCCAGCACCAATACACTCAACCACAATCAGTTTTGAAGTAGCAGGGATTGTGTAAGTAGTTGAACTTGAGAAGGTTTGTGCGTCAATCTGAGACATCGCACCAGCAGAACCCGTTGCGCCAGTTGCGCCGATAGCGCCCTGAGCGCCAGTCGCACCCGTGGCACCGACAGCACCAGTCGGACCGATAGCGCCCTGAGCACCAGTTGCACCCGTAGGGCCAGGAACAGTTGACGCTGCACCAGTTGCACCAGTCGCACCGATGGGACCAGTTGCACCCGTCGGACCCGTGGCACCTGTATCACCAACAGGGCCAGCAGTACCCATGTTCTGAATCGAAACACTCTGACTCGTTTGCGTCACCGTCACATTATTAGTCTCAGTCACACTAACCGTGAACGGCGTGTCATTGAGGGTCACACTCATCTAGTGACCTCAGCGTTCACCGTGAAATTCCCCTGCACCAACCGTGTCACATTACTACCGTTGACCAGTTCCAGATCGTAAACAAAACTGGCACCAGTCACAGCCGCCATATCTGATGCTGACACCAAAAGGGTGATGGTTCCCAACGCGCCACCGAGGGTGATTTTGCCGTTCTCTGTCGTCAACGACAATGCGGCGGTCGGGCTGGCATAGTCTGCCCGCACCTGCATCCGTGCCGTATATCCGGTCAGATTGATGAGAGCATCGTTCGCATCTCGCCAGGTTAAAACCCTCGTGAATGTTGCGCCTTGTTCTGCGGTGATGTTGTAAGTGCCTGCGGGCATCTCAAACCAGTCTTTCGTGTTCTAGTTGTCGTCTTTTTCTAGATGCCATTCCAAATGGCTCGCTATCCGTTCGCCGACCTTATCCACTTTATTTTCGATACGAGACAACATCTCAGCGTTGTCGCCGTGCTGCTTATCATTCTTGCGATCCAAACGTGCGATCAACGCCACAATAGGACCACCAGCACCGATGATTGCAACAACCACAGGAATCCAAGTGTTCATCATTCCCCCGTTCCGAACGCATCATCAATTTCGTTGCGTGAAATTTTGCCATCGTCGGCGTAGGCACGCGCCAACCGTTCGAGCACCTGCGCAGTAGCGGCGATACCCGCTAGCACCGCAGCCTTCCAGACGGGGATACCACCCAACACGGATGCGCCACCCACAATGCTCATCGCCGAGTAGATGAATGTGGCCACAATTCGCAGTGCAATCGTTTTCATAGTTGACCTTTGGCGCTACCAGTTCGGTTGGTTGTAATTTCTGCCATGAGATGGCGTTTTCGTATGCTATGCGATGAGGGTTCGTGTCAATGATGGAACCGTTAGGTGCCACTGTTCACCGCACATCAAGTGTGGGAAAATATGCAATGGCGTCGAGTACGGACTGCGGCAGTCTGTCGCCGCACACATAGCGCAGATGCCATGCCTCGGCGTTTGGGTTTTTGGGGTCTGCAACTTCCCACGTGAAACCAAATTTCAGGGCGTTAGAAGTTGCGAACCCGTCGCCGAGTAACCACGCAAGGCGTTTACCTGAACAGTCGGCGATATCCACCGCGAGGCCGAGGCCGTGGTTCGACGTGGAAGGGGTGCCCGCAGGCGCCATACCCTTTTTCAAATACCAAGTCTTGCCCAAATAGGTGCGGGTCACCTGCGGTTTACGACCCGTCGGCGACAACGCATAACGATTGTTGAACAGGGCCATCTGTTCAGATAACGGCCTATATGCGCCAACATGCTTCAACTCGATACCGTCAAAGTATGCGGCGAGCTGCATCGCATTCCATGCGGTAGCGGCGAGGGCGTGCAGCTGACCGTTCGGTGCCTTAATGTTCCGCAACAGTTTCGCGGGCAGTTTACCGTTCGCAACACCTACCAGATCTGACGGCATGATGATCGGCAGCACCGGATACAACATCAGATCGGCCCAATATCCTCAACCAATATGAACGCTGGCTGTTGTGCCGACCGTTGCAATGTTGGTGCGCCCGTCGTGACGTTCACTGACGCCGCACCGACGACAACTTTACTGCCTGCTGTCGCATAATTAACGACGGCGACAGTGTTCACGTTACCTGTGATCATCAGGGCGGCTGAAGTTGTTAGGCGACCGTAGTTCACCGTTGCGCCTGCGGCACTGTCTTGTTTAATTGACAGGTTGACATAGCCTGACACAGCCGCAGGTGTTTGTACTTGCGGTTCATAGTAGGTGATCCGATAGTAACGGCCGACAACTGCCGTGAATGTGGCGCTCATACCTGTCGCGATGGTGTCGGTTGCCGTCAGAGTGTAGTTAGTCGATGACGACGCAAACTGCATGACGCCACGAGGCAGACGGTTTTGCTGACTTGCCAGGAGAACAGAACCAGCGGAGAAATCAACGTTGGGATTCGGCATAGTTTATGGCCTCTCAGGAAATGTGACGGTCGGGGATGGTGTCCAAGTTGCAGGGAAGTCCCGCAACGCTTGACGGTACTCTGCCCACGCCGTTTTGTCGGTTGGTGTATCGGGAATCATCGCCCAATCAGATTGAACCAGTAACGCGTCACGCCGTAGGCGCATACGTTCCACCAACCATTCGTCAGGTGCTGAGGTTTCGTTGTCTGTTAATAGGTTCATCATGCCGCCTTGTAAAAAATTGACCAAACGAAAATGTCGGTACTTGCCCATGTCATCGGTGCTGTTGAGGTGATTCCTGCGGTAGCGGTGTAGGTGTTCACTATGTTTTGGATCGCTAACGACGCAGTCGTAGGGAAACCTTCAATGGGTCGAATTACGCCCGTATGGGTGACACCTGCGCTGACGTCACGGATACCAACAAAACCTGCAATCGTTGCGGCAGTAGCAGCAAAAGTTGAATCACACGAGACAGGCAACGAAACCTGCAACCCTGCCGCACTCAACGACGTAGTCGTACCCCAAACAACACGGCCCCAATAATGCACAAAATTGTTGACACGACTGTATTGACCGGTGACTGTACCGTTGCCCAATGTTAGGCCCGACGGGAACGTTGGTGTCACCGAAATATAGGTGCCGAGTACCGTGTTACCGATAGCGACCTTTGTCTGTAATGCCTCGACAGCGTCGTTGATGTCGGAGTGTTGCAACGCGTGCGACGGTGAAGTCAGCAGGCTTGCCGCTGTCGGATTCGTGAACGTATCCAGTGATGTGGGGAATGTGCTAGCCATGTTTTACCATCCTAATCGTGAGCCTGTGTTGACGCTTGACGCATTGTAAACCAAACCGACCTCATCATAGGTAAGGGCGGGCTGGTCGTAGGTGATCTCTCCGCCGAGTATGCCGAGAGTGTCGCTATCCAAAACGAAAAACTGGTAGTACGTCAACGGGCTGAAATACAGTTCGTAGTCTGTCTGTTCTGGTGTCGCGTTGATTGACCATCCTTCTAGTACGACCTGAACGGTCGTATCGGAAACCGCGCCTGGTATCCGATAGTCAAGACTGAACGCGATATCGGGAAACGTTGTCAGGAATGTTGCGTACGCGGTGGAGTTTTGCGAACGGTCCGAGAAACTAATCCTGAACCTGAGACTGGTTATGTCTGAAAAACTGTTGACGATCCAGTCGGCGTTACCTTCCGCCTGCGTCGTGGTGTAGTCAACCGTTGACGAACTGTAAAAGGTTGCGCCGTAGTCATCCACCGACGCAGTATTCGATCGTGTCTGTGCCGCTAAACCTTGAGGCGTGATCGTGGCGGTGTTGATGAACGAGGTGCCGTTTTGGATGCGTTCAAAGTCCTGGTATGCGATCACCGAAGCCGAAGTGTTACGACCGAAAGTGAACGCGGTGACCACATTGTCGTCAATATCGTTGCGGGCATAAGGAAAAATGAACTGGCCCGTAAAACTGCCGTACGCCTGCGTTCTAATAATGCCACGCTCTGTCGCCTGCAAAATGTTCAACTGGTTCAGTACCGTTCCCGTATAGGTTTGTGCTGACGCTATTGAGTCGCCCAAACTTGACAGAACATCGGTCACGGTCAAGTCGGCAGGCAAAACAACAATATTGAACTGTTCCATTTGGTCAGTTGTCGCGGCCTGAGTCAAAGAAACATTCGTCGCCTGATAACGCCCCACACGCGCCAACGGATCAACCGCCATAATGGTTGCGGTACTCAGTCCCGTAGCACCAGGGGCATCGTTGAACGTGATCTCCTGCACCGTAAACACGTCACGATATCCAGTGCCCGATGTCTCGCTAGCGGCATAAATTTTGTCATTGAAACTGAAACTGCTCGCCAGGTTTGTGTTGTTGTTAATAGTGAGAACGATTGAGCCGCCGCTGTAGTTGTCTAAATACTTTTCGCGGCCCTGCTTAATACTCATCGACAAAACACTGCTCGTGAAATCCGTCGATCCATTCAGGAGGAACTGCCAGGGTGTTGTCGGCATCACATCGCCCGCGTATTAACGGGAACTGGTCCCGACTGACGCACATACTGCTGCAACGCCCTGACGATACTGTTCGGGTCGCCACCGTTCACATTCACAGTGATCGTGTTGCCACCGCCACCGCCGGTACCGACGCCGTACTGTGCACCGCGTGACAACGGAATCACGGCCTCAGGTCCTGCCTCGCCAATAATGGCGAGGGTTGGGCCCGTGACGATACCTCCGGAGGCTAGTTCGGGTATGCCTGGAATGTCGGGTGGGTTCACACGATACGAAACAGGACCAACAGAAATGGTGAAGTCGAGCCGATCGTTAATTTTCTTGATG